TCGCAACGTCCGGGTTGGTTTGATCGAGGGTGGTGACAGGTGCCTGACCAACTGACGCCAGGATTTGGTTAACTGCTGGTAATTCTTCTGTAGCGTTAGTGGTAGGAAAAGGCATAATGTATAAATAAAAAAAAGGGAGCCGAAGCTCCCCGTGTATAAAAAATAAATCAGAATGCAGCAGCGCCTGTTGCGCCTGCATCTGCACCTGCGATAAGTTCAACACATGCAGCAGGGTTCAGATAATCAGATCCCATAGCCAAACGGCCAAGGATGATATCACCTTGATACATGACTGAAACGTCACCGTTAGTGACTTGTACTTGAGGTCCGATAGCTTCTACCACACCTGCAGCTTCACTTTGGAAGATAAGTCCACAGGAATGTTTGAATTCAGTCTCCTCTCCGTACTCGTTGTTGTGACCGAGTGTATCTACAGCAGCATCTTCTACAGCAACCTCAACGAAATCGCCAGTTCTACCTGGATCAACTGCGCCGGGATTGTCAGCAGCGGCGGTGCCGTACTTAACACCATAGTTACCAAAGAACGGGATGTTCATTGACTTGTAGATCTTAATACCAGCGATCTCAAGGATACCGTTTCCACTTTGCAGTGCGGATCCTTGTACGTCACGGTTGATCAAGCCATTATCACCAACCGCTTGGATCAATTCATAGTATTGACGTGGCGATAGCACGGCAACACGACCTTGTCCGCTTACTCCTTTCTCGTCAAGAGCAGCAGCAGCGTCATAGAAACCATTTACCAATGCCTCATCGTCATATGCAGCGGAGCCATTAGTAACAGTAGCTGTTTGAAGGCGGATCTGTGTTCCACCTGGCTCTGCCTTATTCAGTGTGCCACCTGTTACAGGGTGAGCAGCACGAGCACCACGTGTGATAGAACGGAAGATCAAGCGGTCATACTTCTCTGCAAGAGCGAAGCCAATCTTCTTGGCGATCTCTCCGCGGAGTTCGTAATGAGCAAGAGTCTCATCGAGTTCGTATACAAACGCGCTGGAAATGAGGAGATCATCCATTACGATGGTCTTCTCGGCCACGGGCAGTGCATTCTCTGTTCCCAAGATTGGAGTTCCAGGAACATGATAATCTGCATCCATACGACCCGTGTAGATGAACTGCAATGACTTGCCGTTCTTTAGGGTACGCTTCGTGACTAGATCACGAGCGATTGTGTTGGTCTGGAACCCTTTAAACATCTCACCTGAAAAGAGCTTGAGATAAGTTCCGTACTTGGCATCATAGTTAGCCGCACTATTGGTAAGACCTAGTGGTGTAGCACCATCACTATTAATCCTACCGATGGCGGTAGTTAAAGCGTTAGCCATTGTTAATTAAAAAAAATAAATGTATTGTTTATGTTCTCACGTGAAATTGTTGATCAATTTGTTGTGGTCTATCCCACCGTCTAGACGGCAAAAGGTATCCTCGTAAGGGCTAATGCCAATGAAGGAGAGGTCCGACTCTGAGGTGCCTCTCCTCCTGGTTACTTTCTTTTAGTAGACCAAGTCATTTCCATACCGAATCCTAGTAAGAATACTAGGAAGAGTACGTACAGAAGTTCCATCTAGAAGGCCCACTTAAGACCAGCTTTGGTTCCGTAGTTGTTTTCATCAGCGTCAGTTGTAAGAAAAGAGATTTCTCCATAAACGGACACAGCCTCAGTGGCCTGAAAGGACCCTCCGGCTTTTCCAGAAAACTCGGTATTGGCATCCCCTCCATCAGGACTGACGATGGCTGGGCCTGCTTGAAGATAGTAGCCGAGACGGTCTACGCTTCCTTCGTAACCAATATGCAGATCAGTAGTTGATCCGCCGTAGTCTGAGCCTGCCCAACCACTGTTGATTTCAGTGTTAACATAGGGGCCAGCCATTGCAGGTGTCGCAGAGAGAGCGGACAGTGTGGCAAGTGCAATAAATGATTTCATTTTTTAGTTTGTTGTATTGTTGTACGCTACTTTGTCTTCGTGTACTTGATGCCACGATAGCAATAAGTGACAGTCATAAGGTTCTCCTATGATGTGAGCCCCGTTCCCTGCTCACACGTCATGCGTCAGCACAAGCTGATGAACGGATGCTATCGTAGTAGTCGTGTTTAGTGACGTGAACGCCCTCGATAAATGCAGCCACGAGTAGCAGCATGATTGCAATTATCCAGGGCTCTGTGAATCTCTTCACTTTAGTAAGCTAGTAAAGTTAGATGTATACCTAGTAGTGTGAATAGAACTAGGTGCAGTAACCTTCCAATCATGATTAGAATTGTACATCAGATCGTTCAAGTTTCTCCATTACTTCCCTACGGTATGCAGGATCTTTATCATATTTAGGATCATTCATTGCTTCAATTACTTGGGCTTGACTTTTGAATTGAGTGCCTGAATTAGATGGTGCTTTACCTGTTAGCATCCTTCCTTCTGTTCCAGATGCGTCATCGAACCTATACTTCATAGCTTGAACAGCAAAGAAGCAGGCGAGTGGATCACCTTTATCCATTACTGCATCATACATATTGATCTCATTCTCATTCAGTGTAGATTGAGCCCACTTCACCATGGTCTCATACTGTTTCTCTCCACCTGCAATCTCTTTAAGCTGTGTTACTTGAGCTTCAGTTACAGGTTCTGATGTATTATTAGCTCTGTACTCAAGATGCATTTGAGCTAGAGCACCTGGATCCATTTTAGATAACTCTTCCATGGTTCCTTCTTGGAAGTTTTCAGCTTTAGCTTCATCCCATAAACGATCAAGGATACTTACACCATCAGAGCTTTCATCCTCTGATTCATCAGCAGCTTCTACCTCTGGAGTTTCTCCTTCATCCTTCCCTAGCTTACCTTGCAATTCAATGTAAGCTTTCTCTAACTCCTCTGCATCTTTAAACTTACCAGCAAGTAAGGATGCCTCCTCAGCGGCTAGCTGTTCGCCAACCGCTAATGAATCCTGTTCATCTGCTGTAAGCTCACCAACTACTTCAGTCTGTGGTGTGTTATCAACTGTTAATGTTTCTGCCATAATTTATTAGGGTGATTGTTGTTGTTGTGCTTGCATAGCCATCTGCATCTCAGCTTGCTGTTGCTTCTGGTCAACTGCTGCCATAGCTGGAGCATTCTGTTGCTCTTGCATAGCCATCTGTTGTTCCATCTGTTGCTGCTGTTGTCCTTGGATCTCTTGCATACTCTTCACTAGGTTGAGTACGTCGATACCGGATGCTGCTGCTAGGCGTTTGATAACTTCATCAGGATTGATGAATTGCATCATAGCTTCTGGGCCTACTGTCTGTGCAATAGTTTGCATGAACATAGTAAGACTCTCTCTGTCCTGGCCACGGCCAAGTGCATTGATACCAGCTACGATAGTAGGCTTGACTACATCTTTAGGGATGCGTGGGATAGATCCTTCTTTCTGCATCACACTGAGCTTACGGTCAAGGTATGGTACTAGGAACTCAACAGTTAGTAGGCTGAATAGTCCACCGAGTTGAGCTTCCAATTCCATTTGTGTCATACGGACCTCTTCCGCAGTCGTGCGCTCAGATTGCCTTACACTTAGGATAAGGAATGCTTCATTAAGTCTCTTCTCTATAGTACCTAGTGCTTGATAAGCAGTCTGGAAGTCAGCTCCCTTACCTACTTGAACCACACCGATGTCATCAGGTCGTCCCTGAATGATTGCACCGTTGCCTGCTTGGGCTAGAGTGGCTGGTTTAGTACTTGATGATGGTGATACAGTAAAGACTACTTTAGCTGCTGCTGCAGAGCCTTCTATGAGTGCCTGAGAGAGTGCTTCAAGTGACTTAAGATCACCCATAAACTCTTCAACTCTACCTCTACCATAATCTTCACCATCAACTACATTAAATCTCAGGGGAAGCCAAGGTGTAATATTAAGTGGTGATTTACCTTGTGATTTAGGAATGATTTTGTCGTAAACTTCTTGGTGCCAAACAACTTTACTGCCATTGACTTTAACATGGGTGTAAACATCACAGTCCTTACTATCTTCATTATCAGCTCCGTACATGTCATCTGACTTAATTTCAGGTACGAGATCTGCTATAATTTTTTCAGCAATTTTTTCCTTTGTTACTATCTCTAGTACATTACCGTTACCATCTCTACTTATAACATAGCGGTTAAGTGGGAATAGTTTGAGCCCGTTCTTACCCATGAAGATGAGAGCATTACCTGATACAACCAGGTGTTTCATTGCCTGGTGTACAGTAACTCTATCATCTGAAGCAGCAATGGCTTCAAGGATTACACGCTCAACCTTAGCAAAGGCTAAGTCTAGTTCAGACTTAACCTCTGGTCCGTAATCACCTAACTTTGTTTCATCTACCTGTAGTTTAAAGAAGCTAGTCTGTGGTGGTAACAAACTCATCATCAGCTTTGCACTTAAGGTGACGACACCTTTGGCACCGACTGATTGCCACGGTGTTTTAGTTACACGCTTGCCTACTGAATCTTCAATCTGACTAACTAGGTAAGGTATAGTTAATTTAGATGCTTCATCTGCTGTGTTTAAATATTGAGATCGATCACTTGATAGTACATCGTATCTTGTTTTAGCTGTCATTATGTTGATTGCGCAATGTTCAATGCTGAAGATGCAGTAGCTCCTACACCACCTAGTTTACCACCACCGTACCCGGCGGTTGTATTAATACCAGTTCCAGTTGATGCTGTTGTTAACCTCTTCCACTGCTGAGTACCTGTCTTATCATCCTTAACTTTCTTTACATCCTCCTGCTCATACACACCAGACGCTCCACCTTTACCTACAGTGTAATTAGTACTACGACCTACTTCTGGAATGCTTGGCGCTGGCCTGTTCATCATCGCAGTAAGTTGTTTCATATAATCCAGCATCATATCACGTTCTTCTTGATTCCGTTGATCCATGCTGTACTGTTGTGCTGCTCTCTGAGCTAAGAACATACCTTGCGACTGTGTACCAGCTAAGATCTCATCATGTGAGTACCCAGCTTGCTTAGCCTTCATGTATCCAGTGAGTCCAATGTTACCGTGATAACCTTGGAACCGTGACATACCATGAGCAGCACCTTTGTGCTTCTGCATCTCAGTCCTCAACTTACCACCAATTAAGTAACCACCTTGGCTGCCTTGCTGTTGTAGTGCTGTCTTAATTTGTTGTGGGTTGTAACCATCCGCGATTGCCCTGTCCCAACTCTGCCTCCCGTAGTTTCCATGAACACCTTTGTAGGTGTCCATAAAATTAATACCTGCCATGTGTTTTACTCCTTTTTAGTAGTTGTGTGATCGTCAGGATTTAAATCATTACCTGGCATGTTCCTTTCCCTATCCTCCATGTACCAATCGTATTGATGTCCTCCACCCTTAGGTTCAGGTACAGTTAGTGCTCCTGATGCTCGTTGGTAATCCCAATCAACATGTGTTGCTCCCTGCTCTCCTCTGAATGGATACTCTTCTGCATATTGAAGACCTTTAGGACTAGAGTGAGAACCTAACCATACTCCAGCATCAATCCAAGGATTATCTGGACCGAAGCCACCACCATGTGTAACTGCGACATCATAATTACTTGGTGAATCTTCGTATGAGAAGTACTCATCACCTAATGCCTTAGGTTTTTCAGGAGGTGCATCAAGACCTAAGACTGTCCAGATGTCTAGATCTGGATCCATACCATAGTCTGCAGCTGATGGTCCGTTACCACTGTAACCTCTCTTATCTTCAGCATCATTTATAGTTTCAAGTAACCATTCTTGCATCTCATTTAGTTGACCTTCAATACCTTCATGGGTTATACCCCAATCATAAGGTTCATCTTCATCATCTACCGATACCTGGGTAGCAACTCCAGTAGCAGGATTGCCATAGCCTCCTTGATTAGGGTTACCTAGAACGTTACCTACAGTATTCTCTTCTTCCGGTCTTTCGTAGCCGTCCTCCTCACCTATTTCATTATTAAAGTTCTCTACAAATTCATCCCAATCTATATCTAAAGCACCAGCTGCAGCTTCATACAGTGGGTTCTCTAATACATCCCAAGCACTAACGTCGTCTACTGTACCATCATACTCTTGCCAATCAGAAGGTAAGCCTGCATCTATACCGGCTGCTGTAGTGACACTAATAGGTGGAGCGAAGTCCACCATACCATCATCATCAGCGTTAGGATCATGAGGCCTCCATATCATATCTGGCCAACTCATTTCTCGTCCTCCATTCTTTTAATTAACCATTGAATTACTGACTGTTGGCCAGCGTTGTACATTATTTGTGACACTGTATCTGTCGGGATAGGTGTCGTGGGTGGGAAGACCTCCTGGAGTTCAACCAGGAGGTACTTGTCAAATTGAGGACCGTAGATGGCCTCAAGCATATTGTGGGAGGTTGACATTACTATGTTCAAAGAAGGCAGGCATTCTTGCTCGCTGTGTTTCAGAAAGTTCTGGGGCTCTGCCCTCATACATTAAGCGATCACTTGAATCCAGCCAGAATTTTTTGTCTAAATATCTATCAGTAGTATTTATACCTAGAGGTTCCATAACCCAGTTAATGGTGGCCTTCCTAAGTTTGTCCAAACTGCTACTAGGAGCCAGGCCCATATCTCTACATACAAGAGAGTTAGCGGCCACATGTATTTGTTCATCTCTTGAAATATCTGCACTTACTGTGCGTAAACCAGCATCACCACAAAACCTAAAGAATGGTAGTAGAACGAAGAAAATTGCACGTTCGGCCACCAATGCCTTGAGGATTGTGTGATCTGGATGGCTTTCCCAAGCGTCTCGGAGTCTAAGAGCTTCGGCTTCAGCTTTTTCATTAGTTCCCAATGCATTGGCAATGTAACCCAAAGCCAAATCATGGTTCTCTTCATCGGTAACGTTCGATTCCAAGAGTTCTTGGGCAAGTGATGGTACCTCACCCTTAAGACCTTCGGAAATG